TGCCATTATTAACACTAACGACGAAGTTATTATTATTAATATAGATTGGTTGTCTTGTCGTTCCTGTTACCCAGTTATCATAGAGATATGCAATCTGTGTAACATCGGGGGTGTTAATCCACATCTCAACAGTATATACGTTCTTATCTGTGCCAGATTTCGCAGAATCGTAGATATCTACGCTGTTATCTGAAAGAAGACCATCGGTATCACCATCAAGAATGAGGCTGCCTCCACCAAACTTCGCTAGATTGGATGTGAGTTGTGCATCACCAAGTTTTGTGAAGGTGTTAGCTGCAATTCCAGAGTTCACAACTACTGAAGTCGCATCAATTGGCTCATCATCATCGAATGTTGGTGAAGACGCAATTTGCGCTTCACGCAGAGATGAATATTGATTGTCAATAGTTTCAATTGTTTCAATCGAGAAATCTTCGATAGAAGCAAGTGTTGCGTTAATTCTACTCAAGACACCATCCGAATCTACATATATATCGTCTACAAGTGCGGTCAAATCTGTTGATGCTAACTGACCAAATGAAGCGGCCGCTTCAATAACAATATCGGGTGGGTCAGCAGGAATAACCGTTGGAGTAGTGAGTGTATCCGTTACTTGTGATACAATCTGAACTTCCGAACCAATAAACATACCCGCTGGGTGAGTAAAGAGTTTGTATGGTTCTCTCCACTTATTAAACTCAATATCTGACTTGACCAAAATAGCGAAGGTCTGATAGAGTTTATTATCTGTAATAAATTTCTGCGAGTTAAATCCAATCTGTGAATCTTCTTCACCAACCTTGAACACATTTTCTTTTGTATAAATGACATCAGGGTCAACATCAAAGAAGGTTCTAAAGAACTGTTGAATAGAATACTTTGTCCCTTTTGAACGATATAGGGTAGACGAATACTTTGCCGCAGCTCTCTTATCAGAGAACCCCTCAAAGTATGATTGACCCAACAACAACTCATCTTCAATATAAGATAATAGTTCTAAATCTGTTTGTGTAATGTCACGAGAATAGAATAAGTCATGTATAAAACGAGATGGCGCTTCGTCAGTATCCTCAAAATGATAATACTCTTGTAGTAACGAAATAAGTTTAGGATATTCTGTCTTGAAGAATTCGGGGAGAACATTATCAATATGATGTTCAGGAAACGCAATCTCTCTGCGATTCAAATCCTTCAGTGTATCATCTGACTTGTGAGACATTAGTTCGTCACCCCAGGCTCTACATCAACGATACGAGAGAATGAGTTGTTGCCATCTCGTTCAACAATGTCTTGTCTAAACGGTGTGACCACACTTTGGTTTGAAGGAGTTGCACTGACTTTGATAAACTGATTTGCACCAACGAAACTATCTATTTGCAATCCAACAATTCTTACCGTATCACCATCAAAACTACCAACATTATCAATGACGATTATATTATCATCTTGGTTGAATACCTCTAATTTATTAGAGTTTAGTTTATTTCTCAGGATACAGGTCTTATTGTTAAGAGTGAAAGCAGATGATGTAATCACATAATTTACATCATCTGGTTCTGCAATCCCAACCGCATATCTGAGTGTGTGGTCTTGAATAGTATTGAGTGTTGGTACAAATCTTCTCTGAATCTTAATGGACGCACGAGATGAGAGAATCGCAGGACTCACATTATCAATCAATGTCAAGAGATTCGAACGTCTGAAAGACTGACTAAATTTACCCGTATTGGTTGTGAAGTAATTATCAATAACAGTATTTACATTATCCTGAATTGTATTACGAGATAGTGTTGTTAAATTAGCATTGAATTGGAAGAATACCTGTGTTTCAATAAATGTTTTCACTGGGTCATCAAACTTTAGATTGAAAGAAGCTACTGATAATTGTTTAGCGAGGTCTTGAATTTCATCTTTGGTTGATTGGATTCTTTCTGCACCTACATTATCATTGAATAGTATTGATAGGAATACCGTTCCAAATTCTGGTTCAAGAGCATCTTCCCCACCATAAGATTGGATATCTTTGATAAGTGTGGAAAAGTTACGCAGAACAAGTGTAGAATAATCTACAGCAGTTACCATTCTATTTTGTGATGCATACTGAAAAGGTGCATTCTTACGAATGGAGTCAATAGTTTCTTTATCACCACCACCAACAGCGTTTGATACTGTTGATACCGTAACATTATATTGTTCGCCTCCAACAGTCACTTGATTTTGTGGAGAGAATATTTTTGCAGTATCCGATGCGTCACCCGATACTGACAGATAATCAATAGTAATTTTATTACCCGCTGACGGCGCTACACCTAAAGTTCTCCCATTACCAAACGATAATTCAAAATAACCGTTCGGGGCTTTCTTTAGAATAAAGAGTGTAGAGTTCTGAGAAATCGTCGTCGCCTTGAGAATATTGGTGTATGTTGTGAAGTTACTTGAAGAAGAATTTTCATATACACGAACAACCGCTGTGTCAATATCCATATTTGGGTCTGGAATGATATAATTAGGATTGTCTGTTGCTGACATGCAAGAAAGGTTTTTCTTCTAGATGTTCCCTCATATATCGTAATGTTCTGTTCACCTGATACATCAGTAAAGTTGTATATACCATTACCATCATCAGTTGCGCTCAAGTCTTCTAGGGTCTGAAACACATACTGAGTATCATCAACCGTTGCGTTGAACTTGAATCCATCATCAATACTAATTTTATTTTCTCTATCAGGGATACCAGATAAATTCATAGACAGTTTTACAATAGCTTGCGATGAGGTTTTAGAATCTGGAACATAACCAATGCCCTCTGCGAGAGAGATAACTGAACCACGAAGTTGTGCAGTTCCGAGAAATGACTCATTCAACGCAAAGTTTGCAATCAAACCATTGTAATGAGTGTTATATGCAAGAACATCTAGGATACTAGAGAGACCTGATGCCTCAAAGTTATAATCATTGAACTCTCCACTCTGTTCAAGGAAAGTTTTCAGATTGTTTTTGATTGCATCAAAATCTAATGAGGTTGATTTAATTGTTGTTGCCATTTTATCTTAACCTTGAAAGTGTTGTAGAGAATTCAACTTCTTCTTCCGTATTCACTACCTTGAATCTTAATGTTACTGTAAGGCTATTTCGGTCTGGTTGTGTATTCACTACCAAATCAATAACCTCTGCTCTGGGTTCATAGAACTGAACACTCTTGATAATTCTATTACGAATAATAGCGTCTCTTCCCTTATCAGCTAACTCAAATAATTGACCTCTTATATTTCCACCAAAGTTGGGTCTAAAAGGTTTTTCTAATGTGTTACTCAGAATAAGAGTTTTGATTGCCTGTTTCACAGCAGCTGCGTCCGTCTTTTTGTAGATTTCTCCACTAGACGGTTTCGCCTGAAATGTCAGGTCGATATCAGTATACTGTTTATTCCGACTGGTCGTTACCGATGCAGTCTGGATATTAGTATCTTCTTGTGCGAATGCTCTTCTTACCATGATTCTATTTATATACTTTTTACTCGGTTTCTCGAATTTCTACTAGTTCATTTTTACTCATAAGGTTATTATTATACCAAGTTTCAATATTATTTTTCATTGTGACATCAAAGGTTGATGGTATCTCAGGAAACTTCAACCCAATCTGTGCGGTAAGACTTCCATCTGGATTATATGAATCATAATCCAGATACAATGTATCAAACTCAATATAGTCTTTCCAGTATTCGGCGATATCAAATGTCTTCTCAAAATCAATATTACCTTCTTTATCGATTACTTGATAATAGACTAACCGACCAAAACGTTTCTCATCAATCACTCCGCCTGTCCAAATAAAGTTCTTGGGTTGAAAGATACCTTCTGAGATGATAAGACGAATGTCTTCAAATAAAGGACTTTCATTAATCATCTTCATCGCCTCTGCGTGAGGATACAGATTACGTGCAATTCTCTTACGTGTCGATAGACTCTCAATATGATTGAATGGTGTTCTGTCACCATACGCACCAAGGAATTTAGCGATAGTAATGCCAGACCCCAACTTGGTAGCGGAGTTAATTGTTGTCTGATTCTCTGGGTTGTATACTGGGTCAGCTAATATAATCATGGCCTAAATCTCTTACCTCTACTCTCAAGCGCATTACCAATCGGTTGATATCCAAATCTAGATGATGCGGATTTTTTTGCAGTTCTACCGATGGCAGGAGGAGTCTTACTCTTATAATCAGGATTTAACAAATTATCTGATACGAGTGTATTACCAATCGCATTAGATACGGATTCACTTTTCAATGCAGAACGAATCTCAGCAATCGTCGGAGTCTTATAGAAGAAGTCTGAATACTTATCTTGTAGTGAAAGACTATTCTTCAGTTTATCTTCTGCATCAATAACTACAGTTCTAATCGCATATGAACCATTAATCGAATGGTCAACCACCAAGTCAGGAGTGATTGGTGCGTCTTGACCAGAAATATCTTCTTGTGATAATGAGTGTAATGTCGCAGTATCACCAACTGTAGAACCAGATGTGAGTGCTTCTCCATATGACTGTGAGTGTGTAAGGTCTGATACTTCAGCAAATGCCGCTTTGTCAGCATTGACAGAACGAATCGCTTCGGTTGCGACACCCTTAAATGTTCCATAGAAGA